TCGTCGACACGGCGCCGCCAACGATGGCCCGCCACTTCGAACCGCCGGCCGAAGCTGAAACAGCCGGCGCCGATGTATAGCCCGAACCCGCATTCGTCAGCAGCGCGCCAACCGCGCAGCCCGTCTGATTGGCGATGCGAACATTGTTGCCGTCGCTGTAGATCGTCGAGATGCTGCCGACCGCGTCGGCGGTGCCCGCGCCGCGCCACACGTTGGAAATCGGGTCCCTGTATTGAAGGACGTGATTTCGATCCAAGACGATCTGATACTGGCCCGCGCCAGGACCGACCACCCAAGTCTGCGCGGGGCCGAGCGCCACCGTGTTTGCGGCGCCGAAATTCGGATTATAGGCGCCTGCAAGCGGCATGTCTAAACTCCCGCCGGATCAGTTCTGCATCACGTAGGACGTGTCGGTGTAGCCGCCCATCGTGAAAGTGAAAGTCGCCGTCTGCGTGATGAGCGCGCCGTTCGTGGTGACGAGCGGCGTCGGCACCGAGGTATAGATGCCGCCATCATAGAACACCGCACCGGTCGCCGTTGGCGCGCCAGACGAAGCCAGCATTTTGATGTCGGCAAGGCGCGTGCTGACCAATCTCAACTGCGTGGCCGGATTGGTATAGGCCGCTGCGGTCGTCGGGAAAGCATCAAGACCCGAAAGCAGCGACGTGCCGAAGCCCGTGCCGGCGGTCGGCGTGAACGCCGTGATCGACCAGTTCATGATGGCCGTGGCCGCCGCGGACGATCCGCCGCCACCGCTGAACGACAACGTCGGAACCGAGGTCTGGGTCGTGCCGTGATCGAGGCAAACGACGCCGGTCACGGTGTTCGCGCCCGTCAGCGTGGCGACCGCCGCCGCATTGTAGCCGGCCGTGACGCCGTTCACGCCCTCGCGGGGATCGTTGACGAAGGTGATCGTCGGCGCGACGCTATAGCCCGCGCCCTGATTGTCGACCGTGACCGAAGACACGGCGCCGCCCGAAAGCGTGCAGTGACCCGTCGCCTGGATACCCTGGCCATAGCCGGGCGCGGAGAAGATCACCTGCGGTGCATAGGTGTAGTTGGCGCCGCCGTTCGACACCGTGACGGTCGTCGAGACCGCGCCGCCGACGAAAGCCTGCCAGATCGAGTTGCCGGCCGAAGCCGCCACTGCCGGCGCCGACGTATAGCCGGAACCGGCGGTCGTCAGCAGCGCGCCGACCGCACAACCGCCCTGATTGGCGAGCCGATAGTTCACGCCGTCGGAGAAAACGTAGTTGAGGCCGGTGCTCGAATTGCCGATGTTGAACCAAATGCCGGTGATCGGATCGAGCTGCTGAACGGTCGTGTAGGGACCGAGTGCGAGATAATATTCGCCTGCTGGACTGAGCAGCGCCACCTGACCCGCGGGCAGCGAAATACGGTTGGTCTGCGTGCCCTTGAGCCGCAGGATATTGCCTACACCGCCAAAACGAGCCATGGGCTAACTCCTTATACAACCGCCGGTTGAGTCCCAGGGACATTTGGCCAGGCTGAGCCTGTGATGTTGATGATCTGGGCGCCGGACGACGGCTTGGCGCAGACCAGATCGGCGGCGGAAATCAGCACGCCGATATCGGAAATCTGCCCGACCGCGATCTGGCTCTCGAAGCCGGAGAAGGTCATCGGCGCGTATTCGCTCATATACATGCCGGTGTAGCGGCTGTTGATAGCGAAGGCCGTGCCAAGCGGGCAGAACGGATCGGGGAAGATCGGCGTGTCGAGCACCCGGATGGCACGGAAGCCGGTGTTGACGACGTCGTCCTTGTTGTAGATCGAATTCGGCCGCGTCATGAACATTTCGAGCGACTGGAAGTCGCTCATCAACTCCGCCCAGTTGGCCGGGTTCATAGTCACGTAGTCGGGCGCCTCTCCGCCGGCGCCGGCCTGGATGCGCGTCAAGAGTTGCGCCATGCCGACGCGCGTCACCGCCGCGGCGCCGGTGTTGGAGATCAACTGACCGGACCAGAACGAGCCAGGCGTGCGCGTGATGCCGCCGTAGGACGGAACGTTCGTGCCGTCGTCGTAGGCCATCGGGAGCGAATCCCATGCCTGCGAATTGGCGGAGTTGTTGGCGTAGAGCGCTTGGCCGTATGCCTGCTTGATGACCACCGCCGCATCCGACATCACGGCGCGCAGCTTGGGGATCACCACTTCGGAGGACTGGATGATCGCCTCCATGCCGAAGAAGCCGATCGGCACCATGCCCAGCTTGAGACTGAACTGCGCGTTCTGGATCGCGGTCTGATCTGTCGGCATCGGGAAGTCGCCAGCGAACGAGCCCCAATTGAAGCTGACAAAACTCGACCCCTGAACCGGAATGGTGATCTGCGCAACGCCGCCGCGAGCCGCCTTGGATTGGCTCATGAACAAGCTAAGTAACGGGTGGCTCTGATAAATTTGGACGTATACGCTGGGAAGGAAGGCCCTCCTCGTGAGTGCCGCCAATTGGGCGCCGAGGGCTCCTGACGGGGTGATTCCGCTACCAGTTAATGTAGTCGCCGGCGACGTCGGGTAGGCCATTATTCTACTCCCTCAATCAAGCGGCGCGACCGCCGAACGTCTCGGCCACATAAGCGTCGGGGTCGGACACGAACTGCTGAAGCTGGCTGTCCATGTATTCGCCGGGATCGCGGTGCAGTTCGGCAAGCGCCTCGTCGTACTTCTTCGAGCCGAACAGATTCATCGACTGCGGCTTCCACGAGGGGCCCGCAACCGGCGCGGGCGGCGTCTTGCTCGCAACCCACGCCGCCGCGGCGTCGGCGTCGGAATAGTTGCCGGTCTCCTTCATGCGGGCGACCATCTTGTCGAAGCCTTCGTCGGTCAGGTTGTAAGCCTGCCGAGCCTTGGTCAACGACTCGTCGAGCGACCGCTTCATCGAAGACTCTTCGGCTAGCTTGCGCTCCGCGGCGCGCTCTTCCTCGATCTTCGCCAGCTTCGCCGCCAGCTTCTCATTCTCCGCGCGAAGCGGCGCCACCACCGGGCCGAAGACATCATCGTTGGTCTTGGCGTCGGGGTAGATTTCCTTGATCTTCTTCTGAACGGTCGCGCCGACCTCGCCGTCGTTCCAGAGCTTCTCCAGAGCAGCGAGCGCGCGAACCTGAGCTTCGGTAGCCTCGGCCACGGGTTACTTGCTCCCCTTGCCGGACGCCGACTTACCAACGTGCTCCAACTGCTTCGGCCCTTCGCTGACGGTGGTCGGCAGGCCGGACTTGCGGGCGCCGATGCCCATCGTCGGGAAGGTCGTATAAATCATTAGCTGGTCATCTCTGCGAACCTCGCTCGTGTATGCCTTTGGAAAACGATCGCTCATTGCAGAGTGCTCCTCTTCTCGGCCCAACGCTTTTTCATAGTCTCGGAGCGTTGAGCGTTCCACTCAGGGTGCCGAGCGTTCCGTTCCGAACAATCGGCCATAAATTTTTTCATCCGCTCAGAATTTGCTTTCCTGAGCTTCTCGGATTTAGCGAGAGCGACAATGCGAGCGTCACGTGCGGCGGCGCACTCAACCGAAATCTTCCGAACCTTAGTGTTACGAAGCATCCGCTTCGCTGCTTCAACACGCCGTTCCGGCGTCCAGGCCGCCGCGGCTTTGACTTTTGCTTTTTCGCTACGCACCCCGGCGGCGAGTTTTTCTACGTGACCGGGACGAGCGCGAATCTCACGCATTGTCTCAGCGGCTTGCGCACGCCGTTCAGGCGTCCAACCGGCACGCATCTTTGCAATCTTTTCAGGCGATGCTTTGCGCCCGACGTTCGGATTCTTTTCACCTTTCGGTAAGCCGTCGCCGCCGGGCGTCATGTTGTAGCCGTTTGGCGTCAACGTACGCTCCTGAGCGATCCAGAACCTTTCCATCTCGCAAAGAATCGCACGCTCTGAACCCTTGGCGAGACGCGCCAATTCAACAATCGCGAAATTCTCCACGCCATGCTTCTTCATCGCGCGATGAATCGCCGACGGCGCTCCGCGACGTGCGTAGTAGGTGTGCTGAGACCAGCGGCGCTTCAGCGACTCCTCGGTGATCCCGATGTATCGCTTCCCGTTGATCAAGTTCGTAATCGCGTAGACGATCACAACACGGTTCCTACATAGGCGGCGGAGGCGGAGCGCCTGCGCCGGGTGG